GACTATCACAATGGCGATGGCCCGCAAAGAGGGGTGGTCCACGAAGTCGGGCAGCAAGTGGCAGACGATGCCTGAGCTGATGATTCGTTACCGGGCTGCAGCGTTCTGGGGCAGGCTGTACGCCAGCGACATGCTGCTGGGGATGCAGAGCCAAGAGGAAGTGGTGGATATCGAACCGGTCAAGGTGCGCACCGCTGAGCCTGAGCTGCCCAAGACGAGCCTCGACGATCTGAACGCGCAGATTCCCGTCGAGCCTGAGCCTGAACCGGTGGAGGTGATCAGCGATGAACTCTTCTGATTATTTGACCGGTCCCCAGCTGGCTGAGCGTTGGGGGTTGCATCCAGACACGCTGATGCGCTGGCGCAAGGCGGGCAAAGGTCCGCCGTATTTCAGAACTCCGGGATTCGTGCTCTACCCCTTGGCCGAGGTGGAGCAATACGAAAAGGTCAACACCATTACCCACGATCAATCATGAGCTTCAAAGCAAACGGCGCCCTGTTCCGCAACAGTGAAGAGAAGCTGCGCGCGCGTCTGGGCGATCGCTTCGACGCAAGCAAGAATTATCCGATGTATGACGGGGTGATCAGCGTCCCGGCCGACCAGGCCTATGCGCTGGCCAACTACCTGATGAACGCGCAGCCGAACGATCGGGGCAACATCCCGATGCGGATCAGCGGCTGGCGGAAGGAACCACAAGGCGGCGGCGATGCGTATGTGTCGATGTCGATCGAGCCGGACTACAAAACCCAGAAGGCGATCGAGGAAGCTGCGGCCACGACGGTGCCTGCTGCAGCCGCCAGCCTGGCTCAGGCCACCGGCGGCACGGTGATTCAGGCCGACGTGTTCTGATTCATCAGCATCAGCTCCAGGCGCGCGATCTCATGGACCGCCGCTTGGAGCATTTCCTGCTGGCGGTAGTTCTGCCGCAGCAGTTGCGCTGCCAGCTTGCCGACGGTGCCATGTTCGGCCAGGCCGCGGCAGTTGCTTTCAAGTTTGAACAGCCGCTCTGCTGGGATCTCGACCTGCATCCATTTCCCGAAGTCCATCGATCTGGGGCAGTTGCCCCATGTTGCCCATGATTTGCCCAGACTGTTGCAGCAAGAACCACAAGGTCCCGGTCACCAATGGCCAGATGGATGATCAGATCGTTCGCAAGCGTGTCTGCGGCGACTGTGGCCATGTCTGGTTCACGGTCGAGGTAGAGGTGCCCAAGTATGCGGTCGGCTGGTCGTCAGGACTCCAGCGAAAGCCCGTTCTGCGCGTGCCGGCTGAGGTGACCACTGGCATGGTCCGCATCGGGGCGAGCCATGAGGAAGCGCAGGACTCAATCCAGAACCTGCTGGATGCCAACCGTCGAAGGTCGGAAGCCGCCGAACTGCGGCGCAATGCAAAGGAATGTGACAGCGAAGGGTGACGGCACGCCGTCTGCGGTGTATTGTTTGCTCACGGCCGAGAGGCCACCACCCACACCACCATGATCACCAATCCTTGGATCAACCGCTTCGCCGCCTTGGCGCTGCTGTTCATGATGTACGCCGTCGGCATCAGCGTCGGCCGCGATCAGGCAATGCAAGTGCATTACCAGCACCCTGCCTGCCATCAGGGGCTGAAGCCATGACCCCCCGCCGCTTCTACTTTCAGATTCGCAGCGCCAATGTGATCGAGGCGATCACGGCGCACACCCTGACCGAAGCCAAACAGATTGCCGAGCAGTCCGGTTGGCTGCCTTGGTGGTCTGAGATCGAATGGCTCAACCCTGAAGCCGTCACCGACCCTGCAACCTATGAGTGACACCATTGGCGCCATGCTCCCATGGGCATGGCATGAAGAACCAGACGACAGCAAACACGGCGAAGGCATCAGCCGGCCGCGACATGGCGCTCAGACGCGCGAGTACCGCGTGCTGGTGCGCAAGGCACACACGCAGCCGATGGTATGGATCACGCAGGCTGAAACCAAACGCCACGCGCTGCGGTACGCGCAGAACCGCTGGCCGAACGCCACGGTGGAGGTGCTGCCATGACCGACCACATCCGCGCGAAGCTCGAGGCCCTCATCAGCGACTCGAGCATGTTCAACGCCGGCCAGCTCGAGGAACGCCGCCGTGTTCAGCTGCTGCTGACTGCAAGGGTGGACGAGCTGCGCAGCGGTCCTACCGTGCCGCAGGTGAGCGCGATTTGCGCTGAACTGCTCAGGATCCGCCAAGCCCTCGAACCATGCTGAACAGCAGCCAACTCGAACAGCAACGCGCCGACATGCTTGAAGCGCTGTATCACGCGAGCGGCCGAACCTGCGGCACCTACACCGGGCTGTGGCAGGAGTTCAGCCGCGACATCGCTGCCAACTTCCGCGACACCGACTACGCCGACCTTCACGCCGCCTGCGTGCTGGCGATTGGTGAAGCCGAGAGTCACCTGGCCGATAAGCACGCGCAGCAATGCATCCGCATCTGCCGGCAGTTCTTGCTGAGAGGCAAATGGCTTTGATCCGTTGGATGTCGAGCCATCAGACGGCTCGCGAGCTAGGCATCTCTGTACGCACGTTGCGCCGGTGGCGCGAGTCTGGCCGGCTCAAACCTGGCGAGCATTATCGACGCAAAGGACCATCGCCTGACAGCGACGTTATCTACAACGTGGCTGCTTGCGTGCAGACCATTGACGACTTCACGCGCGATCGCGCCATGGAGCTGGGGCATGTCTGATTTGATCAACCACCCCGACCATTACCGCCAGGGCGACGGGGTCGAGTGCATCGATGCGATCGCCGCAGCGCTGACGCCTGATGAGTTCAGGGGATTCTGCAAGGGCAACGTGCTGAAGTACGTCTGGCGCGAACGGCACAAAGGCTCTTCGGAATCCTTAAAGAAAGCCCGGTGGTATCTCGATCGCCTTCTCGGCACCATGGAGCCATGAAACTGCCGCACCTCAACTGGCTCGAGCGCTGGGCGTTGCGGCTTCTGCACCGCAGCCCGCGGATGGCGCTGGTCATCGCCAAACCGATCAACAGCACCCTGATCTCATGGTCGGCGCTTGAGGATGACGAGCTGGCCATGGTGATCGCTGAGGATCTGCTGCTCATGCCAGACGATGACGAGCCGCTGTCGATGCAGCTCGAGCGCATCTATCACCAGCCGTCTTACGGCGAACGCGAATGATCAGCCTGTACGCCGGCCGTCTGCTGCTGGTGTGCACCTGCAGCTCCCGCAACTGGCAGGCGCATGTCGTGCTGGGTCCAAAGCCTGAGCTGCAGATCAAGACTGATACAGGCACCGTTCACTTGCCCACGGCGCTCGAGCGGGCGCAATCGGTCTACCGCATGGCGGTGACGCAGCTGCGGCCTGCTGATGCGCCGCGCATGTGCTGGGACTGCCTGCAATGGGACATGCGCATTCAAGGGTGCGACCTAAACCTGCCGGAAGCTAAGCGCAGCGGCGGCCGCTATGCGCCGCGCTGTGAGATGTTCCAGCCATGCCGCGCGAATGGGTGACCGCCACGCGCGAGCCGTGGTGCCCACTGATCAAGGAATGCCTAGCCGCGATCGATCGGCACAACCGTCTGTTTTTCCAGACCGGCGACCGCTGGCATCTGCTGCAAGCCGAACAGCTGCGGCAGTATGTGATCGAGCTGAAGGACTGGATCAGCGGCCATGAGCGAAGCGCAGGTGCTGAGCCGTATTGACCGCGACGGCGGCTGGATCGAGACGTTAGAGCCAGAAGGCGGCGGGGAACTGTACTACCGCAGCTGTGCCCACGGTATGTGCCGCTACTCGAGCGACCTATGGCAGGCTGAGCTGTATCTGGATCATCTGCTGGCCCGATGAACGCCCTCGAATTGGTTTATCTGGCCGTGATGTATTGGATCATCTGCGGGCTTGTCATCCTGCTGCTGAGCAAGATCTGCCCATAAAAAAAGGGGGCCGGAGCCCCCTGCGTCAGACGAACCATTCGCTGAGCACCACGGCCAGCGCGTCCTCCAGCATCTGGTCATTGACGCTGGCGAACAGCTCGCCGAGGACCAGCAGCGTGATCGTGAGTTGATTCATTTGTCGATGTGCGGGTGGGTCGGGATCACTCCCGATGCGGCGATTATACACCGCGCGTGGTGTGCCTGCTACTGATCGGCCAGCCACTGGGCAATCGCCCACTCGCTGAATGCCGACCAGAACGGCTGGGCGCGATACCAGTCGATCCATGGTTTGTGGCCTTTGCGGCTGTTGCAACCGAGGCAACAGGCGACCATGTTGGACCGCACGGTGAGGCCGCCGTGCACCTTTGGGATGACGTGATCGAGCGTCGGGCTGCGGCCCAGCTCGTCGCCGCAGTAAGCACAGCGATAGTTCCAGGCGAGTAGGACCTGATCGCGCGCTGAGCGTCGAGTGACGAGCCTGGTGCCATCAATGTGCGCTTTGTCCACTGAGATCCGGCGGCAGGGGCATGGCCTGAACCTCAAGGCTCAGGATGTCGTCGTCGTCGTGAACGTGTTCCGCTATGCGGCTGTAGACATCAGCGGGTAGGTTCTCAGGGTCAGCGTCTGAGCGCACCACAACGGTGGCCTTGACCTCGACGATGAACGCCTGCATCGGTTGGCCGCTGCTGCCCCAACGGTAACGGGCGCGACCCGATCGCCCGGAATGTGACGGATTGTCAACAGGCCACCCCGATCAGTTGCGGGACACTGCCGGCGGTGTATGATTCACACATCGACAGCCACCCACTCCGATGACCACCCCCCTCGCAATGCTCGCTGCCTCCCCCACCACCATGGCGGTGCGTTGCCAGTCCTCCTGCATCGCTTCTGTTGCCAGCGACATGGCCGCCTATGACCGCTGGTCTGCCAACCTCGACCGCTGGATGGCTCATCCCCAGTTCGACATGGCCGAGTTCAACCGGCTTTGCCGGGTCTACAGGCTCGACTGAGCCTGTCCGACGCTCCTCCTACGATCCACCCATGACTTACATCCTCGACCTCGGCCCGTGGCACGTCGGGCCGTTCCCGACGCACATCGCGGCGCAGCACTGGGCAGAGCGCCATGGCGTCGATGACTATCGGATGATCCCGCTCGACGATCCAGCTGAAGCGCCGATCAGGATCGCAAGGCTCAATAATCCCAGCGCACCCTAGGCCGGCCTTTGCGGATGCCGAGATGGATGAAGCCCTTAGGCGCGCCATAGCCGACGCTGAACGGCCACTCTCGATCGACCCATGCCTGCACCTTATTGATGTCAGCGCCATGGATGAAGAAGTCCACCGCGCCGACGCTGGGCGCGTCATAGAGGTGCTCTGATCCGCTGGCGCCGCCAACCGAGCGATTCACGGCCGGGGGCCGAAAACCACTTGTGATCACGATCGGCTTGCCGCCGAACGCTATCCGCACCCGCTCGAGGAACGCAGCCAGCTCAGCGGCGGTGTCCAGCTGATGCTGATGGTCGAAGCGGCGCGCCTCCTGGTCAAGCGCGAACTCACCCAGTCGGATGTGCGGCGTGATCCGCAGATCAAACGAGCTGGCGGGCGTGAGTTTGGCAGGCTGCCGTTCAATCTCGACCACCTTCAGGTGTCCCTTCGCCCACAGCTTGCCCTCGGCCTCGCGGCGACGCCTCAGGCCAGCCTCGACGTTGGTGCCGGGGTTGCGGTAGAGCAGCATCGCGGCCGGCACCGCGTCCCAGTCCTTTTCACGCAGCTCGCGGCTGATCGTCTCGAACCCGGCAAAGCCGTAGAAGCCACTGCCCAGGTTGTAGGCAAAGCTCACCAGCGCGCACTGCTGGTGATCGGCCATTTCGCGCCAGTGGGGCACCGTCTCACGCAGTTTTGCGGCGATCCGGTCCACCTCCTGCCGCAGCAGCATGTCGGCCTCGACCCGGTTCAGCTTGTCGCCTTTCTTGACCTTCCGGCCGTCGCCGTAGCGTGTCGTACCCCAGCCGATCGTCCACGGCTCGCCGCCGCTGGCCGGGTCGGGGTAAGCATCGAGATGACAGCCCTCGAACTGCTGGATCAGCTTCAGGGCATCGCTCAGATCAACCTGTTTGCCGTCCTGGCTCCAGGTAGCGAACCACAACCGATCGCGACGCATCGCGGCGGCGTAGCCATTGACGGCCAGATCCTGCTCAAGTTGCTGGATCGCTGCAGCCTGATGCGGTTGGTTCTTGTAGTAACGAAACAGCGACTCGAGGGTGATCGGCGCGGTGTTGGCCACGATCAGCGGCGCTTAGGGAACATCAGTCGCGCAGCCTGCAGCAGCAGCTGAATCCAGCTGTTCGACTTCAGCGGGCTGATCGCAATGATCTCGCTGCCAGCAGCGATGACGATCGCGATGATGGCGGCGGTTTGCGCGTCCATGACTAACCGTGTGGGCGTGCCTCTAGCGTAGCCACCCGCTGCTCAACGCCATTCAAACGGGCAAAGGTTTCTTTGCGGTCTGACTTGATGTCGCCATGGAGCACCTCAAGCTGCGTGGCGATGTGCTCCACTGCAGCGGTGAGCCGGATCACTGCATCACGAGCCTCGTCGCTGCGGCGGCTGAAACCCATCGCGCCCATCGCGGCCACGCTGATGGATGCCCCAGCAACAGCAGCGATCAGCTCGATCATGCACTCAGGTTAGCGCCTACTGCCATGGCATCCCGCTGGCTTTGCTGGGATGACGCTGCTCGTCAAGCTGCGCCTGCAGGGCGGCCTCGATCTCGGTGACCTTCTCGGCACCAAAGGCATCCTGGACCCAGTCGATCACCATCTGCTCAGTCAGGTCGGCATAGGGGATCAGCTTGTCCGGGCGCTCAAAGCCCAGTGACCCGTAGGCCGAACTGGCATAAGTGCCATCTGCAGCCGAGAGCGTCCAGTGTGCGATCAGTACGAACCCGTCGGCGGTTTCTCGCTCCAGGTTGGCAATACCCCAAGTAAAAGTGGTGGCCATGAGTTAATGGGTGATGGTGGGAGTGTAGGACGGGTCAGTAGAGAGTAGGACTTAGAGCCCTGCCGCAGTTAAACGAGCTTCCAGACCTTCGATTTTCCGGAGAGCTTCCTGCAGCGCAGCCGTCAGCAGGGGCACCAGCTTGCTCTGGTCGATTCCTTGGTAGACGGGGTTGCCGTCAGCATTTACTTCATCCTTGGTGCCAGTGACGCACTCAGGGACAACGGCCTGTGCTTCGTGGGCGATGAAGCCGTCAACGGTGGTGCTTGGGTCAGCGATGAAGTTGAACTGGCTGGGCTTAAGTTGATTGACGCGATCAATGGCGCCGGTCAGGGGAACGACGTTTTCTTTAAGGCGATAGTCGGAAGATGTGTTGTAAGCGGTGGCGCTCGCCGTAACAGAGATGCTTCCTACTTGGCCAGGGTTAGTAGCTGTTGATCCATAGGAAAAAAGTACGACATCTCCGGTAGTTGTATTACGGGCAAAAGCTCCAGATGGATTAGACGTTCGGTTTGAAGAAAGATAACCTCCTGCACCAAGCTCAATGCCAGTACCATCAGCAAAAGAGAGGGTAGGGTTTGTTACGCCAACGGCAACAGTGCCACCACTCGTAATCCTCATCCGCTCCGTCGGGCTGCTCGCTCCGTCGGCGGTAGTGGAGAACACTAGTCTCGACGGGTAGTCACTGCTCCCCCAGGTCGCATCAGATAAAGCCGCAATTCTTGCACCAACAGAATTGTCATTCCCGCCAAAATCTATGTAACCAAGATCGGCGCCAATATTAGCTCCAATTGTACTAGCCGAAAGTCCCCGTCGTAGGAATATTTTGCCTGATGCGGTTGACCCCGTTGCATCACCTTGGATTTGAAGTGTGGCATCGCCTTGCGCAGTAGACGTGCCAACTAACAGGCGTCCCGAGCTGTCGATGCGGACGCGCTCATTGTTGGCAGTTTCAATTATGCAATTGCTTGATGAATCAATAGCAATTTTTCCTTTCTCAACGCCACCACTTCCAAAGCGCAAGTTGCCAGCACCTGAGGCTGGATAGATTCTGATTTCTCCTGCAACATCTAATGCCGACCCAGGCGTGGTAGTGCCAATCCCTAGTCCAGTTGACGTAAGGCGCATCCCAAAAACATCTGCGCTGCTGTAGGTGTAAAAGTCAAGGCTGTGAATGTTAGAACTTGCGCCTCTAAAACCTTGAATACTTGCCGATCGACCACTTGCACCACCAAATCGAAGGATGCTTGTGGTTGCGTTGTTACCTGCGTCGCTTTCGATGTAGACAGTTGCTGCGCCACCAGTTTTGGCAACATTTAACTCAGACTGAGGGCTACTAGTCCCCAGACCTACATTCCCGCTCGCATCAACAAACAGCCGGCCAGTGCCGCCCGTGCTGATAGCAACCTGATCAGTGCCAGGGCTGTAGATGCCTGTGTCGGTGCCGCTGTCCTTGAAGTAGATTGACGGTGCTGCGGCCGAGCCGTTCTCAACTGCCAGCGTGCTCCACTCGCCGTCGAGCTGAAACAGGGTGATCCAGGCGTTGTTCGCAGCATTGCGCAGCTTGAGCAGGCCGGTGGTCGTATCTGCCCACCACTGATACGCGTAGGTGGTGCTGGGTGCCGTGGCGCCGCTGTTGTTGCTGACGATGGCGGCGAGGCCGTTGTTGATGTCAGATCGGACGGCTGCACCAGTGCCGTTAGCGATGACGTAATCGTGTTGAGCCATAGCTAGGCCATTTTGCTCCTACTTTAAGCGCCCTTGCCAAATCCCACCGCAGTCCATAGGAAGTCCCTGCTTACTGCCGTGCCGGAGCTGTTCCTGAAGGTCACGTCAAAGCCGGTGCTGGTGACGTTAGTCACGTTGTAGTAATCGCCTGTCGCCAGGTTCTGCGCCACGATGCCGATGCTGGGCAGGTAGGCATTGGCGCCGCCCAAGCCAGTGGTGCCGGTGAAGAACGCTTTGTCGAACGTGACGGCCTTCGTGCCAGCGCCACTGCTGACAGCACCTATCGACTGCTCAGTCCTGCGTTGGAAGGTGGCCTCATAGCCCAGTTCGTCCACCAGGATGCCTTGTGCTGGGTTGTTGCTGATCAGCTCTGCCTTGAACTGGAAGCCGCGCCCCAAGAAGGTGCCATTGACAAACTCCTGCCAGCCGGACCATGTGGGCGAGCTGCTGGGGTTGTCAGGCGTGCGGCGTAGGTACAGCTTGGCGTTGACCTGATCGATCACGCCGCCATCCCAATCTGCCCAGTCGTCAACATTCGCGGTGCGGCTGTCCACCAGATCGCTGGGGAAGTAGCCACGGGTGACGAAGTAGCGCTTGAGATCCAGTGCAAAGCTGGCACCCAGGTCGAGGGTGTTGGCGAACTCGTAGATCCCGAGCGCCTCCATGGTCCCATAGAAGTCCAGCGTCGCAATCGAGTCGAAGTCGGGGATGTCATCGAACAGGCCAGTGGCATCCAGCGTCAACGCGTCGAGGTCGTCGCTGTAGAAGACATCAGTTTTGGCGCCTTGGAATGGCGGCGTGTCCTGATCCTCGCGGCGGGTCTGCAGCAGCAGTTGCCCAACAGCATCCGGGAAGTCCACGATCACACTGGCCTCGGTCGGGCTCTGACGCTCTCCGTCATCCTCGAACTTGACCAGGATCTCGCCTTCGACCAGCGGCACGATCGCTTCGGTGCTGTAGCCAGCGACCGCAGGGATCAGGTCAACGCTGTTGCTCCAGGTGCCGCTGCCATCGGTCAGGTTGGTGTGGCGGATGTGGACACGACCGGCAACGCGAACGTCCAGGTCAACCGTGGCATCCCAGCGCAGGCGGGCGCTGTTGGCACTGATCGGTTCGATGGTCAGGTTTTGGACGTTGCCCGGCGGTGCGGTTTTGCCAACTAGGTTGAACGTCGCCGTGGCTGGGTTGCTGACGCCGCCGAGGCTGTTGATCGACTGCACCCGGACCTGCAGCGTGCCAGCGTCCAAGCCCTCGATGCGGGTGCTGGGGCTGTTGGTGTCGATCTGCGAGAAGTTGTTATTGCCGAGCCGGTAGATCACCCGGTAGGACTGCACCAGTTGGGTGGGCGGCACCCAGCTCAGCTCAAAGGCGGTGCGGACGTTCTGGCCATCGGTGTACAGGTGCTCCGTGCCAGTCAGGCCGGTGGGCGACTGCGGCAGAGCGGACAGGTTGGAGATGTCTCGCGTCTGCAGTTTGATGTCCGACTCGATCGCGGCGTAGATGCTGCTGTTGTAGGCCAGCGCCGTCACGCCATAGATGCCGTCCTCGGCCTCGGCCACGCTGACGACACGGAACTGCTGCGTCTGCAGGCTGGTGTTCTCCATGACCCAGATGCTCTGGGCGTTGGGCGCTTCGCTAAACGCGCTAGTGACTGTGACCACGCCAGCAGCCAGAGTGCTGACGCTGCGGGTCTCGACCAGGCCGGTGGGCATCAGGACGCTGATCGTTGGCGAGGTGCCCAGCGTGATGCCGGTGGCGTCGTCGAGCGTGATGGTCGTGGTTGTTGCTGCTGCGATGCGGCCG